GGGCAAACTAATTCTTCACTCCATTGATTTTCTCGTCTTGCAAGTATCTTTATACTCATCTGTAATACCCTTTCCCGTTATGTTCGCAAGTTAATACCTTGCAAAAACTCTTGCATGTGAAATTAGGTTTTGGGTTCCATACCCCCGTTTTATGCGCTGCTTCTAAGCGGTCGGTTTCTTCTATCCAGCGTATCCAAAATGTTGGCGCATCATCCGCAGAATACTTTGCTTTAATAAAATCATCACATACCACAAACGCCAGCCCAGCTTTAACTTTGTGCACCTGGGGAAAATGTCTGAATATAGCTAAAGCCATAAGCTCTAACTGTTTGGTGTCGGCGTACTTGCTAGACTTGCCCGTCTTATAATCAACTACATAGGCAGAGTCTTCATCAATAATTAACAAATCTGCTACCCCCCTAAACCAAACATTTGCGTCAAAAAAATCACATGCAGCTAGCTTCTTAGTCAAACCCATTCGGTACTCAACTAACTTTTCGCCTTTTATGTTCTCTAATACTTTGAGAACTGGTTCAATAAATTTATACTTAGCAGGGATTGGTGTCCCATTACCAATGTAATCTTCCGCAGCTTTATGAACATCCTTGCCAAACATAATAGCTTCTGTTGGCGGCTCTTGTATATCCTTGATTACCCTTAGATGGTAGTATTTTTTAGGGCATTGTTGAAATAATCCAAGAGAGGAGTACGACCAAGTTACAGGTTTCATTTGACTTTTTCTTTGGCAATCAAGCACAGCAATCGGGCGTCAACTAATGCAGACTCAGCGTACAGTTGGGCTTCTTTAAATTTTCTATCTAACATACACTCTTCAAAGTCTTTAATGTTTTTCCGTATATCCAGTAAAAACTCAGCATAATCTATCAATGTTCCCATTCATCGTCATCCAAGTCAGCGTGTTCAAGTATTACTTTCTTAGCTCGTTCTAATAGCCATACCATTAAAGCTGAGTCTCCTGTACTAGATACTAAGCGTTCCGCACCCATCTTAGTGTAGCCAACTATAACTACACATTCATATTCGCCCATATTGTTTTCTAATACGGTGTCGGCGTTGATGTCTTCGGTTGTTGCTCCAGTAAAAGGTAATATTTTTGCGGTCATTTTTTACTCACTTTCTTTTTGATAGCTGGTTTAGTCCGCTTAGTAACAGCTTTGCTGCTTTTCTCGGGTCTAACTCGGTACTCATCAATTGCTGCGGTAAGCAAACTAATAAGCCCCCATTGCACAAGCGTTTCAAGTCCTTGTTTATTAAACTTAACCTGAGCATCAGCCGAGCCATCTTTGTTCTCCTTAATAATCTTTACACTAATGCCACATGAGTCTACATCTTTAACTGTTATTTCTTTTGCTTTCATTAACATTCTCCATACGATTTACCAACACCTATTTCGCAAGCAAGAGGAAGAGTTTGCGCCCAGCTTGGTCGCCATACCATACATTCTTCTATGTAAGCTAAAGCCTCGTCCTTCTCTTCTTCCTTGACAACTGCCATGACCGCATCATGCACAGTCAAAGCAACCTTGTACTTCCTACTAATCTTTAGCATTTGTTCACCGATGACACATCTAGCCAATGCTTGGCATACATTCTCCACAACTTTCCCGCCGTAAATCTTGATACGACCCCGTCGGCTTTTATAGGTATAGCCTTCATCATCTTCCTGTAAGTCCGCATAGTTTAGGTATAAGCCCGATGGTAGTAAGAAACCTGACTCCGTAACCGATAATGCCTGTGGCTGGTGACCAATCGCCGTAGTCTTGTTCTGTCTGAGGGCTTCCAAGGAATTATTAGCTTCTTTCCACAATCTAGGGATATGTGGGTAGGTTTGTCGGTAGACGGATATGATTCGTGACGCCTCCTCATCTGCAATTTCCACGCCAAAAGTCTTGAGTTGTATACCAAACTTTGTATGTCCCATGCCATAACCCGCCCCGAGGATTGTCGTCTTGCCCACAAATCTTTCGCTTGGGTCAATCTCTTTTTCAGCTTTGTTGTAGATCGCCGACGCCATGATCTTGTATACATCTTCATGCCTTTCAAAAGCTGTGACGAGGTCGTTCTGCCCACTTATCCAAGCCACGATGCGTGCCTCAATCTGAGAGGAGTCGGCGTCGATTAGAACATACCCTTTAGGGGCGATAATAGAATCCTTAAGAAGGGATTTTCTTGGAAGATTTTGAAGATTAAGTTTGTCGTCACCTCCCCAACGTCCAGTATGAGCAGCGTAATACCTAAGAGGAACAGGCATTTTGCCCCGTAGCGATATACTAATAAATCTTTGCGTGCGGGTTTCTTCGAGGGTCGACTTAGTCCCCAGTCTAGCGGCAATGATAGCTTGAACTCGTTCATCAGGGTGCTCCATGAGAGCCTTAAACTCTTCGTCGTTCTTTGCAAAAGCAAAAGTAAGTTTTCCATTGGCAGGGCTTTCCTTCATTGGTGGTTCTACGCCCATCTTGATAAGTAACTCGGCAAGCTTGGGGTTCGACATGAGGGTTTCTTTGTTAGCAACGCACTGCGCCAATAGCTTTTCTTTACGGGCTTGTACTTGCATCAGGTGTTGCTCTAGCAGGGGTGTATCTAACTGCAATACGGGTTCCGAAAACATCTTAATTGTGAGGCTTATAAGCTGAAGTTCAGACTTTGAGAACCGTTGTACTAACACATGGAATAAAGCGTAAGTTAACTCCACATCATTATTACAATATCCGCCATATGCGCTAAGATCATGCTTGCTAAAATCTTCACGTCGTTTGCCGAGGGCTTCAATAACTTCTGTCCCTTTGCGTCCAAGGTTGTAGCGCACAGCAAGTTTAGCCAAACTGTTTCCAGCTTCCAAACCATCTGTCGCACGAGCCATGCTAAGCGTGTCCAGCCAAGCCATTGGTTGAATACCAAACCGCCAAGACAAAATAGCAGAGTCAAACATAGCGTTATGGGCAAGAGCAAAAGAACTACTCCAGTCGTAGTGAGACAAGAAATCCAATATCTCTTCGTGAGTACCGCTAAACCATTTAGTTTCACCGTCATTCTCCTTTACAGAAACTCCAATTGTTTGAAATGAATCCGACCTTACATACTCCTCAGTCGTGGACTTGGTCAGGCTAAACTCACGGCTGTAATACGTTTCAAAATCTAGGGTAATTATGTTCATAAGGTTTGCGTTACTCCAGCAATAGGGGTAGGCATAGTTATAGTTCCTGTTACTGCACCGCTATTTAAAGTAACTTTCCCTGACGTAGTAGGGTATTCTATGGCTCTAAGCTTTATTTTCTTTGGTTCAACAAGTTCCTCTAATATTTTTTCAGTAAAGCGTTGTTGCATTAGCTTATTTAATCCATCAGTAAGGGCTTGGCGGTCTTCCGCATCTAAGAAGTCTTCGTGTTTGTTCATTATGTGCGCCCACTTACCACCATCAACAAATTCCTCAGGATGAGTCTTCATACGCTCCAATAATAATGCTACGCCGTCGTTCATTTGTTCTCCTTTAGGGAACGGGTCAGACATCGCTTTAACAGCGCCCGTCAATGTCATTAAGACGGTCAAAATAAGACACAAAAAAGTCTATGTTTTCTTCATTAGCAACAAAGGCATGACCCCCTGAGGTCATAATGTTTTTAAGTTCTCGTTGTTGTAATGCGGTAGGTTTGTTATCGCCAGCCTTACATTCGATAGCCACGAACTGTCCACGATAACAGCATATAATATCAGGCACGCCTGATCTGCCAAAGCCAAAGGTGGCGGGAAAAAAGTAGTAGACACTATGTTTCTTTAGTATCTTAACTATCTTATCTTTAACTTTTGATTCGGGTGTTGAACTCATTGACAAAGTATATCACATACAAAGTCAAACACAATAAATATTTTAGTTTATTTTATAGGGATATACCCCTATTGACTTGCACCGTCTGACATGGTATGTCAGGTAGTGGAAATGAAAAAGCCACCCGAAGGTGGCTTAGTAACGCAGAAAGATAGGTTAAGCAGATTACGCCCTTGTACGTTTACGGGTTACTGCGTGGTATATACATCTGCCGTATACATATCCACAACCCTGTGAAAGGATTAACTATGAAGTCAACCTAGAAACCAGTATACATCACTTTGCTACAAAAGCAAATCCCTCGGTGAACGCACAACCTATATGGGATATAGCCTCTCCTACCTTTAAGACTTTAAATACTGCGTACTTCTCGGCTATGTTCTCGGGCAAATCTTCATACGAGGCATACCTTTGCACAGTATCGGTAGCATAGCTATACACTACCAAACTATTGTCGGCGTTGGCTTTCACACCATAACCTAGCTTGGCATCTACCATGTTCTTCAGTTCATTAACGTGCTCAAACTCATCACACTTTTTATCGTGCTGTTCTAAGTCTTTAATGCTGATAGGTTTTGACGGCATACTACATTTATCCTCGCCATGTTTCCTAGCGTAGTAAGCCTGCATAGCATACATAGCAATTTCCCCCTCAACATTAAAGTCCCACCGCAAATGATTTGTAGAAGCATTGTGCAAACTTCTAATCCCATTGGTAACATAATCTTTAATGAGTTGCGTCAATTCGTCGTCTACCCTAGGTGTAAAGACTTTCTTGACAACGCTAATTGCTTTCTTTAGGTCACTCGTTGTAGTTACGTTGCGACTACCCCTTGACTTAGAAACACGAAAGCCTTCAACCGTATAGCACTCCTCACTAGCCCTGTTACGCCAACGACTTTGGATACTAATAGAGCCAAGCCGATCACCACCCTCGTAGACTTTGATACGAAACACTTGGAATTTAACTTTCTGCTCGTTGTCTTCCATATAGCATTTTGTTTCGACGCACCTATCCGATACTTCAAACTTAGCCAACGGCTTGAGCATAGCTACCTTCATCAAGAACTCCTCGAGTCCTTCCTTATACTCAGCGTTGCGCCACTCGGTTTTAATCTTACTGCGATCTACTGCTATCATTTGGTTTCCTTAGAATGAGAATTTGTTGAGGATTGCATCAACCCTAGCCTTGACTGCCTCTCTTGCTATCATGTTCTGACGCAAGTCGGTAGAGTCGTGGTTCATAATGGCTACTGCTAAGTCTTTGCGTGCTTGCTCCATGTTAGGGTCTTTGGCTACATTGAAGTGAGAAAGCAGGTCTACTAACTCCGTAGCTTCCTCTAGCATGGTGTCTTTAAACACACGGGGTTTGTGTGTGCGTTCCCAACGACCATCAACTTCTTCCTCAACCTCGTCAATCTCAAGCCTATCACTCATGCGTAGCAATACTTTATGCAACCTGTCCCACGCATCTTTCATCGCATTGTTAAGTCTGTCGGCGTAGGCTTTCTCGCAACTTGCCACAATCTCCGACTTAGACTCCTCGTTGATATCGATACGGAAATCCCCTGCCATAGGTACAGGCATATAGTTCACCCCGAACTTAAACTTGCGGGCGACTTTCTCTACATCGGGATACTCCTCTCGGTCAAACAAATCACCAAGCTGGAACGCTGCCGCACTTACCAAGTTAGGGTATGCTATGACAAACTTATCCACCAGAGCTGTGTAGTTCTTCTCCAGCGTAGCTAGGTTTTCCTTGTATGTTAGGAAGTTACTCATCGGGAGCAATCGTAAGCCGTTGTCCGACCAAGGTAAAGTTTGGGTCAAGTGCCAATTACGAGCAGATGACGCATACTTCTGAATGGTATCCAAGAACCCTGTGCCTGCTAAAAGATTCTTGTTGTAATTACCCACCCGAGTCTTGGTGTTCTTATCAAAGTCCACCTGCGTGGATACCTTCTTGTCTAGCTTACGAGCAGTCCACGCACTAATAGATAATTCTACTAACATGGCTGATGATGCGATTGATATGCTATTGTCTTGCATGATTATTCCTTCACTAATAAGTTGAGATTTTTGGTAATTAACTTCCATACTTTGTCCGCTTTCTTTGTAGGCTTACCTGTCATATGTTCGTGTATATGTAAGTCAACCAAGTCTTGAATAAGATATTCAACCTTACTCGCTACCGCTTCTCGGTTTAGTTCCATTTTCATTCTCCTTTATTCAACATGGACTACTTTACCTACTACAACATCGCTATTAAATCTAGCGTTCCCTTTGATGCACCACATGACAGGAGCAGTCAGATCGTGCCACTTAGCTTTGTCCGAATTGAGATAGCCGTCGGTGAGCATAATCACACACTCGGGCTTCAAGTTCTCCTTCTTCATAAAGCTAGGTACACAGTCAGGGTTAGTCCCACCGCCACCTTTGGCTTGCGTTGATTCAACTAAGTTGCACAACTCCGTATCACGATAAGTTTCGTGCCCTGCGACATGGGTATCCCAATACAACAAATCAATCTGCTCGGGACACACCTCATCACATATAGACTTCACCTCAGATAGAAAGCCTGCTAACTCCGTATCACCTATCGAGCCTGATGTATCTATACCTACAAGGATAGAGCCTACCTTCTCAGAGTAAGACGATGGCATGATAATGTCCGAGCCAATGTATCGCTTGTGCAAACGCTTCCACGTTGTTTGGTCTTTACCTTGAGTTGTCGTCTTAACAAAGTCACGCAACGCTTCCTTCCAGTCAATCTTCGGGGTAAGTAAGTCTTGCAGTTCTCTACTTACGTTGCCTTTCATCTTGCCTGCTAGGATAGAGCCTTGACGTAGAGCCCTCTCAATCTCGTTAGCGATTTCTTCCTTGTCGCCTTCTTTTGCGTTCTCCCAATCGTGCTCGTCAAAGCCTTTGTCTGACCCGTTCCCATCTTCTCCATACTCTTCCTCGAGTAGACGGAACACCTGAGCCGTATCCATGCCACGATACTTCTCATCTATCAAGCCCATGACATTACCATCTGCATCTAGTGGCATCTCAACATCATAGCCCTCGGGGTCATAGTCACGGATTTGTAGGTTAATCACATAGTCACACGCAGCGTTAGCTAGTTGTGCGTTCTTCTTATGTAACTTCTCCCACACGACTAGGTGTCGATAAGCCTTGTGCATATTCTCATGCAAGATAACAAAAGCTAGAGCCTTGTCAGTCAAGCTACCTACAAACTCACGACCATAGATAACATCCAAGCCGTTAGTCTTAGCAGTCGGCGTCGTGTCATCCACGGATACCTTGCCTACCATAAACAAACCTGAGAACAGACAGAAGTTTCTATGCTTCATTAGCTGGACATGGGTTCTCTCAATGCGTTGTTCCGCTGATAATTTGCTCATCGTTGCTCTCCTTTTCGTTAGTTGCATCTTCATACTTCTCTACTGCCTGACCAAGCAAGCGTAATAACTGAACGCCTGTCATGTTTGCCTGATTTAATGCCGTTGATACCATCATAGATATGAGCACAGACATTACTACCTCGATCTCTAGATTTTCTTCTGTGAGCAAATTGCCAACCCTGTCGGCTACGCTTTCTGCTTTCATTTGCAATTCTTCTGCTTTCATGCTGTTGCCTCCTCATCTTCTTCCTCGTCAAGCCAATCGTACCAATCCGTGCCTACTACCCACTCTTCCTTAAAATCCCCCGAGGCATACAAAGCACCCGCCACATTAAACATCATGTCAATTAGCTGATCTTTACGGATCAATGTCCACTCCTCAGAGAAAAACCCATCAAAGTCCTGTGCTTTTGCCCATACTTCTTCCCATGCTTTGTCCCAGTCGGTCATGTCATACTCACCTACATATTGACTACCGTCTTGTTCAGTCCCGATGACATACCACTTAATCTTGCCGTTGTCGTGGGGTATCCCGCTTTCTTCTTTCCAGTTTTTCATATCGTTCATCATCTACTCCTTAGAATAAGTATTGGTTAGTACGCATCCAATCCACAAAGGACTGGCTTGTTAGGAATAGCTTCTTCTTGTCGTCATTCTTCATACCAGTCAGGCAGAACACAGACTGCAACTCCTTCGGTGTCCGCTTCAGATACTCAAAGAACTTCCCGATGGTCTCTCTATCCACACGCTGAACCGCAGAGAAAGCCAGCATACATAGAGCCGCAGGAGAACTCGGAACCTGAGCCGTTGTCGGGGACTTAACTATATCTTCCCATCTTGGTAGCGAGTCGGCGACTTCCACAAACGCCATCAAGTCACGCGCTGCTGGTGCACCGATAGTGCCTTCCAATGCACATACAGTAGCATTTGTTGTTACGCCTGCTCGAGCCTTAAGAATGTTTGATGCTCTAGCTAGACTGCGTGGTGAGACAAAGGACTTCTGTGCTTCCTTGGGGTTGAAGATATACTTATTACCTGCTTGGGCAGGGTCAAGATACGATGCCAATACATGAGGGTGTTCCTTTACCCACGCACAGACCTCGGGAGCCACATCATTTAAGATAGCCCACTCACCCCATGAATCAGGATCAATCGAGCCATCTATATTAAAACCCGAGTGAGGCTTACGCACACTCATCACAGAGATACGGTTTCGGCTATGTGCCATCATGTTGTCACCCACACCATCGCCTGTGTAGTTGCCTGCCGTTACGACAATCGTATCAGGGTGTAGCGGTATACCCATAATCTGTCTTGGTTCATTTAGCATGGGGTGTAGCATATTCTTGACTGCGGTGTGAGCCTTAGTAAACTCGTCAATAAAAATAACCAATGGCTCATCAAGATGGAATCCCCATTGCTCGTTCGGATACATCCGTGTTGTCTTGGTGCTATGGTCAGGGATTGGAATACCCAACTCACCAAGTTCTATATTAGGTGCGTCAATGTAAATACCTTTGTAGCCAGTACGCTTCACAATGTTCTTAAACATGGAAGTTTTGCCGACCCCCGGCTCACCCATAAGGTGCACCGTAGCGTTAGCACCAAGCGATATAATTTGGTCTTCTGCCTCTTTGAGAGATACAGATTTGTTCATGAATACTTCTGACATAGTAATTCCTTTCGTTGTTTTAGTGGACACCATCTGACACCCTTGTCAGGTAGTGGTACTGCGTTGTGATACTTAATAAAAATACTTAGCGTTGCGATCATAGAAAGCTTCGCCGATGGGCATTGCTTCTTTGTGGAATACTAAATCCTTGAACCTATACTTGAGCATCTCGTTTATGCCATTGATCCACTCAGACATACGGCATCTGTTAGTACCAAAGCCAAAGCCATGTGCGACCTCAACCGCTGCTTTGTACGCAATTTCTAAGTTGTCGGTGTCGATGAACTCGTCAATCAGGTTAAATACCCTACCCCTGTTACCTCTAGCAAGATCGGGCTGATACTTTATGTAAGTGAAGTTGTAGTGATACCATGCCCCTTGCTCTCTTGGTTCAGGTATCTTGGAGTCAATGTTAAACATAGCCGTGCCGTAGTCAATGAACTTTTTATATTGCTTGCGAATCTTGTTCATCTCCTTGCGGTTTGCTCGATACTTAAACTCCTGAACTGGGTTAAGAGGGTGCATGACTCTAGCTTGGTATGGCAGGTTAGAAATTTCCTCGCTTGGCTCTAACACCAGTCCAGCTTTGGTCATGACATAAGACTTGCCGTCCTTAGTCCTAAAGTAAGGTTTGCCGTTGTGCGAGTAGAGATCACCGTAGCTATCAGCCACCGAATAATTGATGACTGCGTTTATGCTCGGGGAAGAATACCCATTAGTTCTGACAAATAATGTGCCGTCTGAGAACCATTCAACATAGTCCGTACCCCAAAGCCTAGCCGTGTAGCTTTCCATGTATTTACCTAGGCAACCATCGTCCATCACCCGCCAATGTTTCTTGATCTCGTAGTCAGACCGAGAACGATTCCTACCCAACGGGCGACACTCGACAGTCCTACCCCTGATTGGCACAGAATTGTCAAACTTATTCTTAGCCTCGTTAAAGCTATGCAGTTGCACTAGCCCTGCGCTATTACCGAATCCCCACATATCAAACTCCTCTCACAATTAAATAACAAACATAGCCAACAAACAAAAGCACAGGCGACATAAACACCATGCCACCCATGAACTCAACGCAGTCCTGCCACTCAGACTTGGGTTTATATATGGCGCTAGCATAGTCGGCGTCACGAAAAGCCTCACTAACTGACCGATGCGTCATGTTGTGGCGTTGCCACTCCCAAATATCATCACTCGCTTTATAGTTCTTCTTCATAGTCTTCGTCCCATTTGTGGTTAAAGTCGGTAGCAGAGTCTAGCGTTGGCAAAGCTAAGGCTTTTGTATGCCTCTCGATCTGCTCCTCTAGTTCTGCCATAGTTTCTCCGCCAACATAACTGTTGCAATACCCGCATGGCTCACCTTTCTTGTTGTAGTAGACTTCTTGAACCTCGAGCCAATTCTCTCCGAGTGGGTCGGGTATCCGCACAACTCTATGATTCCAAAAGCTTTTTGGGTTGTTGTTGGCGTTGTCGGCTTCGTCAGGCTGAGGTTGTTGGGTTTGTGCGTGCTGGATTTCGTCATCGCCTTCGATTGCTTTGAGGGCTTCGAGTCTGTCCTCGGTTGTAAAGGTTGTCATGCTTGCTCCTCCTCTAGTTCGGTTAGGTATGCGTCTACTTCTTTAGCTACATGGTTAGGGATTTCGCTTAGGGTTTGCCTTGTGCCATCAGCCCATTCCACTTCGATAGTCCACCACACAATGCGGTTGGGTTCTTTTATTGGGTCGTTGTTTCCGCCGTATCCGTCTTCGATTATGTTCATGCTTTTTCTCCTTCCTTTACTGGGTTTTTAAAGCGGTCTGTCACCAGACTAGGTAAGTCCCTGTGTTGCTCTAGCCTGTCCTGATGTGGGTGTGGGCTAGGTTTGAACGGCTTGGGTGGTGCGTGCGTAGCGGGTTCTGCTACTTTTGGTACTTTGAATGAGGGCATTGGTTTTACCCTCGGCGCTCCGATTTTCATTCTGCTTCTCCTTGTAATGCAGTTAACTTCGCTTTTGCGAGGGCAAGCGAGGTATAGCCCTGTGCTACTTCTTCATACTGCGCCATGCTAAATGGGTTGTGGTGGTTGTCGGCAGTTAAAAGCCTAAGCCGTTGTTCCATTTCAGCAATAACTTCTAGCAACTCGGTGATGCGTTGCCCTCTGTAATGCGTTGTCATAAGTCCTTATCTCCTGTAATTTTGTAAGTAAAGCCTGCCAAGAACCCTGCGGTGTAACCTTCTTTTAATGCGTGGTAGCCTTGTCTATCTTCAGCCCTGCCCGAGGTTGGGTTATATTCCTGTGCAAATGCGTGGGCTTTTACTACTGCCAGCCCTGTTAGGTTTTCCTGTTCATCGTAGTCGGTGTCGCTTATCTCCTCAAAAAAGGGGTCTTGGATTAGTGTTGCTTTAAGTTTGCCCATTAAGTTCTCCTTCGTATGGGTTGCGTGGGTCAAGGTTTATGCCAAAGATTAGTAGCAAGGGGTTCGCTTCCACCACATGACTGCGTTTGTCAGATAGTGTCGGCTTTGCTTTTAACTCGGCTAGGAATGAGTTCTCCTTCATGAACGGGCTGTTCTTGCGTATGCGGGGTTTATAGATTCTCACGTTGTTCTCTTGGGGTTAAGTTGCTTGAGCATTTCTAGGTCGGTGATGACCATATAGTTGCTTTTGTTGATAGGGGCGATTGTGTAGCGCCTTAGCTTGGCGTTGTGATTACCGCAGTCAAGACAGGTCTTGATGTTTAGCTTGGTATAGCGGGTCTTAGGAACTATGGGGTTATTACAGTTTACGCATTTCATGGTTTGCTACCTTTCACTAGGGTTTGCCACTATCTGACTGAGGTGTCATTTGGTGGACGTGGTTAGAGTTGTGTACCTTTTTTGAGTCTATGTTATATTTTACCATAGGTAGTTTACAATGTCAAGTTTTGGTGGAACATTAGGGCTTACCAGATAAGGGTAGCTTTGTTCCAGTATTGTTCTAGCTTTGTTCGAAAGGGCGGAACATTGCAAAAGCCTTGTAGTATAAGGACTTCCTGTTTATTTATTTATATTGTTCTTATTGTTCTAATGTTATATATTTTAATAAGGGCTCCAAGATAATAATCCTGCTATGCTAGAGCAGTATACGAAGGGGGTCTTTGGAAACTAAAATTTAAAAGTGCAAAGTAAAAGTCGGAACATTAGGAACATTGTACAAAGCCCTGTTTATAAGGCTCCCCTCGGAACATTAGGTGGAACATTGCTTAAAAAATTAGAACAAAGCTAAAGCGTTGCGACCAACGAAGCACCCACGTTGCGTCATGACCAGTTCCCTAGTGAGATAGGGTTAGGGTAAAGAAACAAAAAAACCCCTTTCGGGGTTTGGTTAAGTGGATTCTCGAAGTAGTTCAATAACTTCATTTGTTCTGCCTTGTTCTAGCAGTATAAGCAAAACCCTTAAATAGTCTTGCATCATTCGGTCAGTCATTACAGTTTTCTTTGGCGGAGTATTAAAACTGTTAGTAGTGTTTACCCCAAAATCATCATAAGTATTCATAATAAGCCTTTCAAAAATGGGGGGGAATTTCACCCCCCGAAGTATTAACCTAACAACTTAGCTACCTTTTCCAGCGTAGCTTTATTATTGCAACTGCGAACCAGCTTACAGATCGCATCTTTCTGTGGTGCTAGGGCTTCATTAGCTTTCTTATCGAGAGCCTTAGCTTCAGCCTTAGCTTTAGCAGTAAGCAACTCAAGCATGGCATAGTCATTACGAGCACTAGCATTTGCTATTGCCTGACCCACATCTTGCTTAGCATCGGATAAAGCCTTACCAACCGCCTGATCTTTAGCCAACTTGATCTTAGCCTTGCGATCCGCTTCAGCGATAGCCTTAGCATTAGTAGCCTTAGGAATGGCATTAAACCCTGCTCTCTCATAAGCACGACTCCAAGCCTTATCAGCAGTATTACGCTGAAAATCTTCTAGACCCTCGTAAGCCATATACGCTTCTTTGAAAGCACCGCCAACTTCGCTATACCACGCAAACGAGGGTAATTTAGTTACCGCATCAACCCCGTTACGCTTTAGCAACGCCGACAACTTAACGGCAACAGTATTGAGCAGAGCCTTACCCGCTTGTTCTTTACCCTCACCATCAGACCAATCAGACGCACACGATTCAAGCACCGAGCGATCAGACGCACCGAGAACTTCATTAGCGAGAATGACCGCAGGAACGACAGAGCCTTGCGAATTACGCTCGGCAACCAGACCGCCAACAACATCAGCGAAAACATTTGATAATTGATTCATAATAAACTCCATTCACAGTTAAGTTAAATAAACCACCACATGACAACCCTGTCAGATAGTGGAACGAACCAAGCAACTACTACCTGATTCATTAAATACAGTTTAACACAGTCAAATTATAAAGGGGATTCTTGGACAGGCATTGATAGCGTAGCTAGGCAGAGCCGACTACAAAAAATAAAATCGTTTTCGCTCGCTTCGCTCGGCATAAGATAGCGTAGGGCAAAGAATCGACCAACCTCGAACCCCACCATACCCCATCCCCCAAGACTGTGGTTGATTGTAGCTATGGCACTATATACACATTAATCTGCACAATAGATATACATATTTTAAAAATACATATAAAAAATCCGGAACAATATATATGTACCCACCCCCCATGTTGTATTTACACAACCTTAAGAGCGTACGTAGCTAGACAAGGGTACCCCTATCAAAACTTTACCTCCCCTATACCGGGGGGTATATAAAAAATATATATACAAATCAAAGACCTACAAAGAAAAAGTGCATGAAACTTTAATAAAATCAACCCCCGGGGGGTATATATAAAATATATACAAAACCATGTTGCACTGCAATAAAATGTATCGTATACTACGCAAATCGGGCGAAAGCCTAATAACTTAAAGGAGCTAAAAATGTTTAATACAGAATTTGAAAAACAGTACAAAGAAGCAACTAAGCAATTCGAAGAACTCGCAGAACGCGTAAAAGACGTAAACGAGTTTTGGGTTAATATCGTGCTTTCAAGCGCAAAAGACTTTTTCAAAGTAGTAAAGACTAAATAAGGGTAAACCCTAGGGGTGGGTAGAAACTGCCTGCCCCACCTCCAAACATGTAGTAAACTCTGTAAAACGGAGGGACCTCATGAGCGCATGGCTTATTATCGTTACAGGATTGATATATGCGTACATCGCAGCAGAACAAGGATTCAAAGGTAACATTCCTATGTGTGTTTGCTACGCTTGCTATGCTGGCGCTAATGTGGGTCTGTATATGATGGCTACCAAATGAAACGATCAGACATTAGAGAGATGGACACAGGGCTATTTGATGATATTCAAATCAATAACCCCGACAGGGATAAAGCGTGGGCGGCATTTATTAAACGCAAAGATGTCAAGTCTTGGGCGGTTGACAGAGACGGATTTCCACTAAACGGATTTTATGATGTTTGGTGCATTGCGTGGAGCAAAGGCTGGGATAAAGGTTGGGAGTCACAAGAAAAATGACTACAATCGTTGGCGACTGGAGAAGAAAAATTCTGGTTTCCGATAGCCAGTTTACGGATTCCGATACTGGCATTAAATATTTTGAAGATAAAGTTGTCCCCATAGACGGTGGTTGGCTAGGCGTTGCTGGAAATTGGAGCGACTGCGAAAAGGTCATAGACTATCTAAGTAAGAAGAACAAAACCAAACCCAAGTTAAAATCCGATAGCTCATTCTTAAAATTAACTAAAGATGGGCTTTTTTCTTGTGGTGATGACCTAGAGTGGGAAAGGGTTCGAACCTTCATGGCTATTGGCTCTGGAAGCATGGCTGCCGAAGTTTGTTTAAGGATGGGCTTGACTGCCGAAGAAGGCGTAGAGTGGGCCTGTAATGTCGATGCAAATAGTAGTGGACCAATCAAAACCTATAAGTTAGACGATGCCATATAAAGAATAAGGTATAATGCGCTAATTGTCATAGAAATATGGAGCTCCACGTGAAAACAAAAGCCTGTACCAAATGCAAAAAAATAAAACTTATAGCGGAGTTTGGCGTTGATAGTCGTCTAAAAAGTGGCATACGGGCAGACTGTAAAGAATGTAATAGAACGGCAGCTTTAAATTATCGAAATAACAATTTGGAAAAAGCTAGGGCTAGTTGTAGAAACTGGGCAATAAAAAACCCAAAAAAAGCAACAGAACTAAAGTTACGTTGGGTTAGAGAGAACAAAGAAAAAGCTTTACAACAAGGTAGAGAGTACCACTACCGAAATAGAGATAAACGCCTTGCATCCCAAAAAGCTGTAAGAGCAGCAAACCCTAAAAAATATGCCGCAAAGCAACAAGAGTGGCGAAAAAATAATATGGACTACATATTATCCATAAATGCCCTGCGACATGCAAATAAATTACAAAGAACCCCCAAATGGCTGACAGAAGAAGACAAAAAGAAAATAAAGAGCATCTATAAAAATGCAAGACACCTTACTGTAACAACTGGGGAACAGCATCACGTAGACCATATCATCCCACTACAAGGAGAGCTAGTATCTGGATTGCACGTGCCCTCAAATCTTCAAGTACTACACTGGAGAGACAATCTTTCTAAGCGACATAAATACACCCCCGAGTAAAACCTGCTAAGATGCAAACATTAACAACCAACCAGCTGCCAGAACATGCCGGTCAACGTTGAACCAACGAACGAATACCCGATCCCAAAAGGTCCACTGCGCAAGACCACTGCCACGCACTCAGATGCAATAAGGGCTAAATCAAACACGGCTTTGCTTTTAAAAGAACTTGGCGGGCCAATAGAAACTACACCTGAAGAAGATGCAGAAGCTAAAAGACTTTTTGCACAGGTAGATGGACAAGATCCATCAAGAGAAACCCAAGAAAAACAAAACGAGGCTCTTACACAGCCAGGAATTGCATTAGCGCTTGGTGGATACATCACACACTACGACCAGCAAGTAGTCCACGACAAGGTACAGCTGCGCAATATCGCTATAAACCGACTATTAGAGATGAGTCAGAACGATGACCAGAAGATTGCTATCAAAGCGGTTGAGTTAATAGGCAAAGCGAGCGATTTATTCACCGAGCACCAAGAAATAACTATCACACACAAGAACAGCGCCGAGTTGCAAGACGCAATTAGGGAAAGAATACGCATGCTAATGGAGATGAACACGATAGATATCACTCCTAAGGCCGAAAAACTAACAAATAGCCTCGATGAGTAAGCTTAGCGTTGAAGAACTCCAAGATTTGGAGCAAAATCTAACTAAACTGACTCCAACTCAGCTTAGACAGCTCTTAGAACAGCTAGATACAGCCGTAGAGGCCAAGCAACAAGAGAACTGTCAAGAAAATTTTATGGATTTTGTGCATAAAGTGTGGCCAGGCTTTATTGATGGTGCACATCACAAGGAAATGGCAGCAGCCTTTGAAAGGGTAGCCCGTGGTGAATGTAAACGCCTTATTATTAATATGCCTCCTCGTCATACTAAGTCAGAATTTGCTAGTTATCTACTACCAGCGTGGTTTTTGGGCAAATTTCCTAAAAAGAAGATTATTGAAACCGCTCATACTGCCGAGTTGGCGGTTGGTTTTGGACGTAAAGTCCGTAATTTGGTGGATTCCGACGTTTATAAGTCTATCTTCCCGGGAGTTGGACTACAAAGTGACTCTAAAGCTGCTGGGCGCTGGGCAACTAACCAAGGGGGAGACTATTTTGCTATCGGTGTGGGAGGCGCAGTTACGGGTAAAGGCGCAGATATCCTCATTATTGACGACCCGCATTCAGAACAAGAAGCAGCCTTAAGCGAGAACAATCCAGAGGTCTACGACAAGACCTACGAGTGGTACACCTCAGGCCCACGGCAACGACTACAGCCTGGCGGCTCAATTATCATGGTTATGACAAGATGGTCCAAAAAGGACCTTACAGGCCAAGTTTTAAGATCAGCTATGCAAAGAAGTGGCGAACAATGGGAAGTGATTGAATTTCCTGCCATTTTACCCGACGATTTACCCCTATGGCCTCAGTTTTGGAAGCTAGAAGAGCTATTAGCGTTAAAGAATGAATTGCCTAATGGTAAATGGATGGCGCAGTACATGCAACAGCCAACCTCAGATGTCTCAGCAATCATCAAGCGGGAGTGGTGGAAACAATGGGAGCACGAAGACCCACCATTTTGTGAGTTTATTATCCAATCTTGGGATACAGCGTTCTTAAAAACACAACGCTCAGACTATTCTGCTTGTACTACATGGGGTGTATTTTATCGACCAAACGACCGTGGGATTGACGTAGCTAACATAATTTTGCTAAATTCCTTTAAAAGGCGTATGGAGTTTCCCGAATTAAAACAAACTGCGTTTGAGCACTATAAAGAATGGGAGCCTGACTCCATAATTGTTGAAGCAAAAGCTTCGGGTGCGCCGTTAGTATTTGAGCTACGGGCAATGGGCATTCCGGTTCAAGAGTATACTCCGAGCAAAGGTAATGATAAAATAGCCAGATTAAATGCTTGCGCAGATCTTTTTGCGTCAGGCAGAGTGTGGGTACCTGCAACAAGCTGGGCAGAAGAATTAGTAGAAGAAGTAGCAAGTTTCCCCTCGGGCGAGCACGACGACTTAGTGGACTCAATGTCCCAAGCATTACTGCGTTTTCGTAGAGGGGGTTTTGTGCAGTTAGACTCAGACGAACCAGACGATATTAAAGAATTTAAGTCAAAACGAAATTTGGGTTACTACAACGTATAGGTTAAAACATGGCAATAGATAAGTCACTCTCACAAGCCCCAATGGGTTTAGATGCAATTAATATGGCAGACGTAGATAATACCGAGCCGGACTTAGAAATCACTATTGAGGACCCAGAGTCTGTAGAAATTGGCGTCGACGGCAAGCCGATTCTTAAAATAGAAAAAAGCGAAGACGAAGAGGGTTTTGATGATAACATCGCCGAGTACCTATCTGATTCCGAGTTAACACAGCTTGCTAGTGACATCATAGGTGACATTGAAGATGATATGTCTGCTAGAAAAGATTGGATGCAGACTTATGTAGATGGCTTGCAGCTGTTGGGTATGCAGATAGAAGAGCGCATGGAGCCATGGCCTGGTGCTTGTGGTGTCTACCACCCACTACTCTCCGAGACATTAGTTAAGTTTCAAGCAGAGACTATCATGGAGATTTTTCCAGCGCAAGGTCCTGTTAAGACACAAGTAATTGGAAAAGAAACACCTGAGAAAAAACAATCCGCCGAGCGGGTTGCAGATGACATGAACTACCAGCTCACTGAGAAGATGGATGAGTTCCGCCCTGAGACAGAGCGCATGTTGTGGGGCTTAGGCTTGTCAGGTAATGCGTTCAAGAAGGTCTACTACGACCCAACGCTAGAGCGTCAAGTTAGTATGTTCGTGCCAGCAGAAGACTTAATTGTCCCTTATGGTGCGTCTAGTTTAGAGCAAGCCCCTCGTGTAGCGCACGTGATGCGCAAGACCGAGAACGAAGTTCGCAAGTTGCAAGTAGCAGGCTTTTGGTTAGACGTTGATCTTGGCGAGCCAACAGATAGTTTTGATGAAGTAGAAAAGAAAATCGCCGAAAAGATGGGCTTTAGAGCCACTACGGATGACCGATTTAAAATCCTTGAAGTACAAATTGACCTCGACCTAGAAGGTTTTGAGGACAAAGACGAAGACGGCGAACCTACGGGTATTGCACTGCCATATATTGTGACTATTGAGAAGTCCAATCAGAAGGTTCTGGCTATTCGTCGTAACTGGAGACCCGAAGATGCAAATAAAAAGAAACGTAATCACTTTGTTCACTATGGCTATATACCCGGCTTTGGCTTCTATTGTTTTGGTCTTATTCATCTTATCGGTGCATTTGCTAAATCAGGCACTTCCATCCTCCGCCAATTGGTTGATGCTGGATCGCTTAGCAACTTGCCAGGTGGCTTTAAGACCCGTGGATTGCGTGTCAAAGGCGACGACACTCCGATTGCGCCCGGTGAGTTCAGGGACGTTGATGTGCCGTCCGGATCAATTAGGGACAATATTGTTCCCTTGCCTTACAAAGAACCGTCAATGGTTCTCGCAGGTCTCTTAGATAAAATTATTGAAGAAGGTCGTCGCTTTGCATCCGCAGCGGATTTAAACATAAGCGACATGAGCGCCCAAGCTCCCGTAGGTACAACTCTAGCAATTTTAGAACGTACTCTCAAAGTCATGTCCGCAGTACAAGCTCGCATCCATTATTCGTTTAAGAAGGAGCTTGGTCTCCTGCGCGACATTATTCGTGATTACACCCCAGATGAATATAGTTATGAGCCAGTTGAAGGCCCACGCCGAGCAAAGCAAACCGACTATGACAACTGTGATGTAATTCCAGTAAGTGACCCAAATGCCGCTACCATGGCACAGAAAGTTACTCAGTATCAAGCAGCGCTACAGTTAGCCCAAGGAGCACCACAGCTCTACAATCTCCCTTATCTCCATCGCCAAATGTTGGACGTACTAGGAATTAAAAATGCTAACAAATTAGTTAAGCTGCCAGAAGATCAAAAGCCCGAAGACCCCATCTCAGAAAACCAAAACGTTCTGATGATGAAACCAGTCAAAGCGTTTTTGTATCAAGACCACCAAGCTCATATCGCAGTTCACCAAGCAGCGATGCAAGATCCAAAAATCATGAAGCTAGTAGGTCAAAACCCAAATGCACAAGCAATGATGTCTGCGATGCAAGCCCATATTAATGAGCACATTGCGTACGAATACCGCAAGCAAATGGAAGAGGAAATGGGGGTTACTTTACCGTTCCACCCAGACGAAGACGATGCAGATGAACGTGCTATCCCAGAAGATATGGAAGTTCAAATCTCTCAACTCGCTGCTAAAGCTTCACAAGTATTACTACAACGTGATAAGACCGAGATAGCTGCTCAGCAAGCACAACAAGCTGCGCAAGATCCAATTATCCAGATGCAAATGCAAGAACTTAAGATTAAGCAAATGGAAGTTGATATTAAGAACCGTAAACTTGCCGCAGATGCAGCAGCTAAGGTTGACCAGCTTGAGCTTGAGAAACAACGCATTGAATCACAAGAAAAAATTGCTGGTATGAATGCTACTCTCAAGGCCCAGAAAGACCGAGATGACCGCATGGCTAAGCAAGAAGAAGCAGGAGCAAGACTAGGTGTTGATATGGCAAAAACAAAACAACAACTAGACCATCAAAAGGAGCAAGGATTTCAGAATCGCCAACAACAATCGCAGAAACCTCAGAAAGGGAATAAATGATTGAAAAGTATCTTGATCGTGTAGTTCAGCAACTAGACGAAAAAGTAGGACGGCTACAGGAAGCCGTTGGTGCCGGAGCAGCAAAAGATTTTTCCGAGTACCAGAAGATGTGCGGGGAAGTGCAGGGTCTATTAACCGCCCGTCTATACATAACAGACCTTAGAAAAAACCTGGAGTCAGCAGATGACGATTGATAATTTAACCGGCTCAAACCCCGGCGTGAATTTGTCGCAAGCAGTAGATTTAACAGCATTACTACACAAAACCGAAGAAGAAAAAGGTAAACAGCTCCCTAAACCGTCTGGATACAGGATTCTTTGTGCTATTCCCGAAGCAGAGAAAGAGCATGATGGAGGAATCCTCAAAGCCGATGAGACTTTAAGGCATGACGAACTATTAACCACAGTGCTATTTGTTGTAGATTTAGGTCCCGATTGCTACAAAGATCCAGAACGATACCCCAATGGCCCTTGGTGCAAACAAGGTGACTTTATTCTAGTGCGACCAAACGCAGGAACCCGCTTAGTGATTCATGGACGAGAGTTTAGAATTATTAACGATGATTCTGTCGAAGGCACAGTAGATGATCCACGTGGTATTAAACGTAAAACTGTATAGGAGCTATAAATGAGTCAAGAATTTAAATTCCCTGATGAACAGGACAAAGATTTGCCCGAAGATACTCTAGACATTGAGTTAGAAATCGAGGACGATACCCCTGAAAAAGACAGGAATAAAGAAGCAATCCCTAAAGAAATGGTGGACAAGTTTGACGCCGCCGACGATGAAGAAGAACTCGATGAGAAAGCCCAAGCCCTACGCTTAAAGCAGTATAAGAAGGTCTACCACGATGAGCGTCGTGCTAAAGAAGCTGCTTTTAGAGAGCAACAAGAAGCAGTTAGTCTAGCTAAACGGGTGATGGAGGAGAACAAGAAGCTCCGTGAACAGTACTCCGCAGGCGAGAAAACCTACATTGAGACCGTACAAAACCAAGCCGACTTACAAGTCCAAGTGGCTCAACGTGCTTATAAGGAAGCTTTGGAGTCTGGAGATCCAGATCGCATCGTCGAAGCACAAACTGCACTAAATGATGCGGGCTATAGAGTACATAAGGCAAAAGACTTTAGACCTAGTACTTTACAAGCGGAAGAAAATGATGTACAAATGCAGGAAGTGGAGCAACAGCGCCCTAAGATTGACCCCAAAACTCAGTCTTGGTTGGAACAGAATCCATGGTATGGCACTAAAAAAGCTATGTCCAGCTATGCTGTTGGGATACATGAAGAATTATTGGATGAGTACGGACAGACAGTTGTAGGTACTGACCAATACTTTAGACGTATAGACAGAACTATGCGTGATAAATTTCCTGAGTATTTCGATACTTTGGAAGACAAGGCCGAGCCGAATGAAGAGGTCCAGAAACCTACCTCCAAAGCTAAGCCAAGCACGGTAGTAGCTCCGGCAACTAGAAGTACGGCCTCTAAACAGGTACGACTTAAGACGTCTCAGCAAGCAATTGCTAAGAAGCTAGGATTAACCCCAGAGCAGTACGCTCGTGAACTTATGAAATTGGAGGCCCTATAATGGCTGGCAATAACAACAGAATTACTCGTGAATTAGAAAGTCGTGATGTAACGGAGCGTCCTAAACAGTGGCAGCTTCCAGAACTTCTCCCTGAGCCTGACAAACAGGCTGGCTATTCTTATCGTTGGATTCGTGTTTCTACGTTAAATGCGGCTGACCCGCGCAATCTTTCTGCAAAACTGAGAGAAGGCTGGGAGCCCGTACGTTTAGAAGAACAACCTAAATTTCAACTGTTAGCTGATCCAAATAGTCGTTTTAAAGACAATATTGAGATTGGCGGGTTATTACTCTGCAAAACCCCAACTGAGCTCGTAGAGCAGCGGAATGCATACTTTGCAAACCAAGCACAGAATCAGACGGAAGCTGTAGATAATAATTTAATGCGCCAAAGCGACCCACGGATGCCACTCTTTAACGAGAGAAAATCTTCGACTAGCTTTGGTAATGGTTCTTAAATTTAATTAGGAGTTTTTAAATGGCTTATCCTACCGTTTCAGGCCCTTACGGGTTTCAGCCAATCAATTTGATTGGTGGTCAGGTATTTGCTGGTTCAACTCGCTTAATTCCCATCGCTTCAGGCTCTGGCACATCAATTTTTTACGGTGATGTCGTACGTCTAAATACAGGTGGTACACTAAGCAAAGTTTCAACCACAGCTACCGCAACCGACGCAGTTGGTATTTTCTTGGGTTGTCAGTTCACAAACCCAACCACCAAACAATTGTTGCAACAACAGTATTACCCAGCTAGCACAGTGGCTTCTGACATTCAAGCTTTTGTATTGGATGATCCAGATGCATTGTTCAAAGTAGCGGTAACAGCTGCTGGCGCATCAACAATTAGCGGCGTAACACGTGCAGCAGTTGGTCTAAATACAGCTTTAATTTTGACCGCTGGTAGCACAACCACAGGTGACTCTTTAGCATCTGTTTCAGCAACTACAGCAGGCACTTCGACTCTTCCGATTCGTATTGTTGACGTAGTTCCAGAAACAACCAATGCAGCGGGTTCTTATACTGAAGTTATTGTTAAATTTAACTTTGGTACCCACACTTACTACAGCGCTACTGGTGTAGCTACTGCAGCCTAATAGGAGCTAAATAATGGCTATTTCACGCGCACAACTATTAAAAGAGCTCCTTCCCGGACTGAATGCATTGTTCGGATTAGAGTATGCTCGCTATGGCGAAGAGCACAAAGAGATCTACGATACAGAGACCTCTGAGCGTTCTTTTGAAGAAGAAACCAAATTGTCTGGCTTTACAGCAGCCCCAGTCAAAAACGAAGGCTCTGCTATTCGTTACGACAACGGCCAAGAAGCATGGACAGCACGTTACAACCATGAAACAATCGCAATGGGCTTCAGCTTAACTGAAGAAGCTATCGAAGATAACTTGTATGACTCTTTGTCTGCTCGTTATACTAAGGCATTGGCACGTTCCATGGCTTACACTAAGCAAGTAAAAGCTGCTGCCGTTATTAACAACGGTTTTAGCTCTTCTTATGCTGGTGGTGACGGTGTTGCTCTGTTCTCTACAGCACATCCATTGGTTTCTGGCGGTACAAACAGCAATACACAGACAACTATGACTGACTTAAACGAGACTTCTTTGGAAGCCGCCGTTATTCAGATCGCTGGTTGGACTGATGAGCGTGGTTTGTTAATCGCTGCTAAACCTAGTAAATTGATTGTTCCACCTAACCTCATGTTCGTTGCAACTCGCTTGCTCGAAACTGAATTACGTGTTGGCACAACCGATAATGACATCAACGCCTTGAAGAACAATGGTTCTATCCCTGGTGGCTACACAGTTAATCACTTCCTAACCGATACAAACGGCTGGTATTTGACAACTGACGTACCTAATGGTATGAAGCACTTTGTTCGTACACCCCTTGCTAATAGCATGGATGGTGACTTTGATACTGGTAACGTTCGTTACAAGTCTCGTGAGCGTTACAGCTTCGGCTGGTCTGATCCTCTCGGTATGTGGGGCTCACAAGGCGCTTAATCAGTTCCTTGGCTTTACTAAGACCCCGCTCAAAAGGCGGGGTTTTTTATTGCACTTCTTTTTTATTTGTAGTATGATTGGGACATCTGGGTAATTCCAGCCTATTTAACTGTCCCAGCAGACGATATACCGATTAATAGGCTTAACTTGTATATAGGAGAATCCTCATGGGTTTCGCTACACACTTAGGCCCTTGGTTATTGGGCACAAATCGTTACACTACCGGTACAACTGCAACTACTTTAGCTAACACAGGTTGCACCGTTGTTTCTCAATCAGCTCCTGTTGTATTCGGTACGTTGACTGGAAATTTAATTGCTGTTCCTGCTGGATCACAAATTGTTGACGTTAAAGTTGTTACTACAACCGTATTTAGCGCTGCCACTACTTGCGTATTAGATATTGGCGGTACAGCATTTACTACTACTGGCACTATTACTAGTGTTGGTTCTACAGCTCTTGGCGCTAATGCAACAACTCCTGGCGGCTGGTTAAATGTTGGCTCTACTGATGTGTTAATTGCTTACACACTAGCTGGAACTTCCTTGTCTACTGGTGCAGCAACTATTATTGTTACTTATGCTGTTCGTAATTCTGATGGTAGTCAGCGTCCTACTGGTCAACAAAATTAATCTTGCGGGGGCTTAGTGCCCCCATCACATCTTTAGGAGATTAATTATGACAATGCAATATGACGTAAAACAAGCGCATATAAACGGTAGCGGAATTTTAGTTGTTGGACCAACTCGTATTAAAGGTATTTCATTGACTGGCAGTGCTACTGCTGGTCAGTTAGCTATGTTTGATACGCTTACAGCTCCAGTAACTACTGGAACATACGGTCGCTCTGGCACTACTGTTACTGTAACCCAATCAGCTCACGGTTTGGCAACAGGGCAAGTTATTGGTATTGATTTTGCTGCTGGTACAGGCGGAACAGCTACTAACGGAAATTATATTGTTACTGTTACAAACTCAAGTACTTTTACTGTAACTGATATTAATTCTGGCTCAATTACTGCTGGCGCTGCAATGATTTATTCCACAGGCAAATGGTTGTTAACATACGATACTGCAGCTGGTGATTCTTACAATAATTCTCCAGTAATTCCAGGTGAAGGCGTAAGAGTAGATAATGGTGTATATGCTTATTTATCAAACTTAACTGCAGCAAATATTTTTTACGGATAAAAATGACCGAGCCAATCAAAGCAGAGGGTTCTTATAATTTAGCGGGTCGGAAGGTAATGATTGGCCTTCCTTCTTACGACTATAAAGTATCTTCTAAGCTAGCCATTTCGCTAGCTTCTTTTTGCGTACAAGCGACGCAGCACGGGGTTGACGTTCAGATTTGTAATATTTCTGGATGCTCTGTTGTGTCCCGTGTTCGTAACTTAATTGCAACGGATTTGTTAAATTCAGAGTGTACTGACTTGATGTTTATTGATTCAGATATCAACTTTAATGCCGAAGATATTTTTCGCTTGATGGCGTGGAACACAGACCCTAAAAAAGGTATTGTTGCTGGTATTCCTGTTGCTCGTAAAAAAGGTCAAGTCTATTTCTCCACACTAGATACAGATGAAGACGACAGCATTTTTATGGACAAAATGGGCTTAGTCAGAGCCAAGCGTGTTGCTACAGCGTTTATGATGATCCGCAGAGAAGTGTTTGAGAGCCTTAGAGATGCACATCCAGAATGGCTTTACTATGACGAAAAGAAAGAAGGCGATCAAGTAATTTGTTTCTTTGACTTTGAGTTAAAAGACGGGCATTATATTGGCGAAGATTATTTGTTCTGTGATCGTGCCCGTGAACAAGGTTTTGAAGTATGGATTGACCCAACGATTAAGCTAGGTCATATGGGAGTGCATGAGTTTGAAGGTTCGTTTGGTGAAGAGTTTTTATACCCATTGATCCGCCCAGTAGATTCAAACAAGGAAGCCGCATAATGGCTACTAAAAAGAAAAAAGGTCCCTCCCTTGCGGTTGGCCGTGGTGAAAAGTTGCCTGTATCTAAGGGCGCTGGGCTTACCGCCAAAGGTCGTGCTAAGTATAATGCGGCTACTGGCTCGAATTTAAAAGCCCCACAGCCTGAAGGTGGACCCCGTAAAAAATCGTTTTGCGCTCGTATGTCTGGTATGCCCGGCCCTATGAAAGATGAAAATGGTAAACCAACCCGCAAAGCCGCAAGCCTAGCAAGATGGAAATGCTAAAATGAAAGATCCGTTTATGAACATGGACGAAGCAACAAAACACATAATTGACTTTGCTTCTATTGCAACCGTACTAGGAACCCTTGCAGATATGCTACCAGCTATTGCCGCTATTTTTAC